CTAGCACATGACTTTGAATGATTGACCGTTGCCACTCACCGTAATGGAGCAAGAGCCGTTAGATTGAGCCGTAAAGCCTTTTGCGTATAGTTGCGACGACGACAGACGTACATCGTCCTTAACCAACACAAAAGACGGGGCAACGTTTGGGGGATTCATTGAAGATTCGATTCGATAGCCGTCAAGCAAGTCACTCAATGACTCGCGAGGCACCGCCGTTTGAGCCATTTCGGATTCAGTCGACATGTTCGGCGTGCCAACTAAGGTGAACACCGCAAACGAGACGGCGACACCTGCCGCAAACACACTGAATCGAGAGTATTTGCGGAGATAGATTTTCGTAATGCGCATGATATTTCTCAACGTATACGGGACAGTGTAACGTCCGTGGGTATAGTAGGGCGGCAATACTGAATAAACGCCGTCCTCATAGTTGTTTCTAAACATCTGCTTAGTGTCGTAAGAACTGTATAAGTCCGTGCCCCAGAGCATCCATTTATCGACAGTGAGCGAGTTCGCGTTGTCACCATACTTCACAATGCCAACGTGCAACTTGGGCATTTTCAACTTGAGTTGACCGAGCGTCAGAACGGATACCGCAGTCGAGATGATAGGGACTTGAAGACGGTCTAAACGACGACAAAATACGGTGTGTTCAGCCAGTGCGAGACGCGCTTGCTTATCAACAATCGAAATGTCTTGAACGATGAAAATGACATCCCATCCCAGCTTTCGAATATGCAAAAGGTGATCAATTAACTTTTGTCGATTCTTGTCGTTCCATGTGCGCGAGTTAAACCACGTTCCGCACTCATCGAGCACAATCAAGCCGTCTTTTTTGGTGTCATAGCTCTTGTTTGCCGAGCCAATCACCATCAAATCCTCTACCTGAGGCTTGTCCGGCAGACGATAAAGGCGAGTATTGCGCTTGTTGCGTCCAAGCATTTCTTTCAAGTTGATATCGAGGTTTGTCGCCACAGGCACACCGCGCATAAATGCCTCGCGAATCTTACCGACTGCCGTTAGTGTTTTGCCTGAGCCGAGCTTACCCGTGACAAAGTAGACCGATGCCATTACGCCGCCCTCACAATCGCGTAGAACTTCCACTCCCACACCCAACGCAGCAGACGCGCAGAGTAAATCGCACTCACACAAGGCACGGCGTTATTAGGGATGAACATACCCGCTGCTTGTGACCACATTGGAGGAGCAACATAAGACAGACCCGTTGCAAGGGTGTAAATCGCCAAGGTGAGGGTGACGGTCAAACCGATTAGCAGCGTTAAAATGACCAAGTTAATCGTGACATTTCGTGCTTTCGCAATGAAAAACCAACCAAATAACGTGGTCGCTATCTGAGAGATAAAGGCAACCAGAGCAGGGAGGCGCAACGCCGTCCCAATGGTGCTGACAATTGGTAATAGCTGAATCATTAGTAATATCTCCCCGAACCTGGCTTGTTACTTGGTACAGGCGTGACCTCAGTCAGCAGGATTTCAACAAGCGTCTTAATCGTGTAGATGTAAATCAGAATTGAGATGATCATTTTGAGTTTCTGCGAAAACTCACAAGAAATAGAAGCGCGACCACCGCCAAGCGTAGGCAAGGATAGATTCATGCAGGGCGTAGGCTTAGGTAACACACTCAAAAACGAATCCGATATAGCATTAATATGCCCCTCAGACTCCGCCGTCAGATTCTTCTCAATCAAATCGTTAGCCGCATCGGTCACGGTCTTTTCATAGGAATTCATCGCACCGGACACGGCTTTATCCGCTTGAGTCAGTACATCACCGACATAATCCGAACCTAAACCATGAGGGTTTTCACAATAGTTGTTTTCCTCGGTAGGCTCACAAGGCTTGAGGTCGTCGAGTTTATCCGATAGCTCTGCAAATCCATCAGCGTTAGTCGTTTGCAAATCATCGAGCCCCTTAACTACCTCACCAACAGAGTTGGTGTTTCGGTTGATCGCCGTTGTGATGTCACCGTTAGCTTGCTGAATCAGCGCCTTAGTGTTTTCGTAAATCTTGTTGTCGTTGATTTGCTGCTTTTGAATCGCTTGGGTGTTAGTCACCATCGACGCATTGAGCGCAATGATTTGGTTTTGAATATCAGCGCTCGATTGATTGAGGTCGACGTTTAGCGCGTGAAGCGCCTTGTTCACATCTGAGTTGAGCCCTTTAATCGCGTTGACTACGCCCTTATCGGTCGATTCATCTGTGTCAGGGTCTTCGACATCTGGCACATCCCCCGTATTCGGTGGATTAACCGTATTGGTCGAGTCGTCAGGAAGTACGCTAGGGTCTTCGATGTCGCCCGTTGGGTCGTCAGGGTCGTGAATTGGATCATCGGGAATAATAGGGGTGTCAGGGCCATCTTTACCCCAAAACAGCGTACCACCATCACACTGCTTACCTGTGAATTGAAACTTACCGTGACATCGCGTGTTTTGGGTAAATTCGCCCGAATCGACATCAGTACAAAGCGTACTGTCATTAGGGATACGCTCGACCTCACAACGTGTTGCACCAAAATCGCCAAAACACGCCCCTGTTACTTGTTCACCGTAAACGTAAGCCGACCAATGAAGTGATTGAGTGTCATTAATGGACTGTTTGAACTGACAGGCATCCATACATGTACCGTCAGGGTTTTCGCCAAACTCACATGCAGGAACGATGGGTTCACACGACACGACGTACCCGTCTTCTACTTTTTCATGGTCGGGAGGGCATTGAGCTGAATTTTGAAAGAATCCAGCTGCACGATAAAGAGGCCAAGAAGCACTGGTTGTGTGACACATGATATCTACAACGTATTTACCATGCCTCAAATAGCAGGACTTAGTAGAAAAATCCTTGTAGTTAACAAACTTGTTTTCATAACAAGAGACATAAGAGGCAGGGTTAACTCTCATACCCAACAGCAACTTACAATCGGGATAAGCTGAAACGTCTGAAACCTTATACGTTGGTTGAGCGGCACTTACACTAAAAGCACTAAACAAAACACCCAGTAAAATAATCAGTGACGCTATGCTTTGTTTAATGTTCATTTGTAAATCTTCCTCGTGAAAAATAACGCCCCCATTCGGAGGCGTTGACCAATGGGTGTATAAAGCAGTCGTTAGAATTACGTTGCTTTGTTTGCACCTTTCTTGAATAGCTTGATGCCGATGAAACCAACCGTTAGTGGAACAGCGATGCCCCAAGTTGAGGTGAGCATGTCGGTAACGAAAGTCCCTAAACTAGTAAAGGCTTGCGCTGCCTGTTCCGGCAATGCTGCATGTGCACCAGATGCCGCCATAAGAAGTGCACCACCAAATGCCGCACGTTTTGCTGTTACTACTGCGCCAGCCTTAGCCATTGCTGTGCGTACTTTGTTTTGCTTTTCCATAGTCTTATTTCCTATGTTATGGTTTATGAAGAAGTTGAAACCTCAGCCGCTTTCTTGAATCCCAGAATGTGGAAACCAATCGAGAAGCCAAGGATAAATGCTGTTCCAAAACAGCCGAGCATGAACTCTGTTGACAGCATTTATCTTTGCCCTCCGACCATCCAACCGAGCGCAACTAACAAGAAGCAAATGCCTAAGAACACCATCAACTGAAAGTTATCGAGTCGAGCCATTAGCTCTGCAAATTGCGTCTCGGTCATGATTTAGCCCTTACTTTTCGTTAAGTTGAGGTAGGGCGTAGAGGTGGAAACCGTCGATAGAGACGTGTTTACCCTCATCGTTACCAAAGCTGAATTTCTTGTGTTCCACATCAAACATCATGCGATTACCTACACAACGCTTGAGCAGTTCACCTGCTTTGCCGTTTTCCCATAGTTCAGGAGAGACACGCACTTCAATGGTGTCTGTTGGGTTGGTCGTGATGAGACGCAGCTTGCCGTTTTGCTTTTGTTCGCCGTTACGGTCTGTTTTGGTTTCTTGAACGATGTCCGAAACATCTAGAATTAAACCTTCCATTCTCATAGTGTTTTGCCCTTATTTTTACGTTGTTGGTTAGTTGAAAATTGAAATGACAGTTATTGACACAAGTCCAAGGGAAATTAATGCATCATGTCGGGCGGGGCTGCGCCCACCCAACACGACGCATTAATTTCCTGAGGGTCGGTGAGCAACAGCGCTTCCATTTCGTCATAGAGCGCTAGGTGCTTTTCGTATTGCTCGTAAAGGTCGTCATACATACGCTCGTATTCTTTTTCACGTTCTAGCGCGTCGAAGTAATCGACCACGTTGGACATGATGCCTTGTTGAGCGCGGATGAATTGTTGCTTGTTCTCGGTCTTCCAAGTACGGAAGCGAGTCGCGATAAAAATCTTATGGAACATCAAGCCATTCAAACGCGCTTGAGCCATATCGCCGTAACGAGTCGATGAGTATTCACCGCCCGAAGCAATCAGTTTTTCGATAGAGGTTGAAACGGAATATTCCGCTTTTACTGGCTGGTCTTTGCGCTTAACGAACACACCGCCCATTGCGTAACAAAACGCTTTCCAGTCGCCCTCATCAGCAGAGCGGCGAACCTTTTCTAATAGAAAGTGTTCGTCTTGAGATAAGTCTGTAAACAAAGCATCGTCCTCTTTGAATTCATCACGAAGACGACGAAGCTCACGCCATACCGTGACAGATGGACCACCAATAAATTGAAATTGACGAATTTGATTCACACGCGCCCAAGTCACGACACGTTCCGCCGCATCCGAGCCAGACAAAGACGAACCTTTGTCAGAATCAATGTGTTGACCGTCGATGTTTTTACTCAGGTATTTAGCGACATAGCCAACGGCTGAACCTTGAGACCAGTCGATAACCTCCGCCTTGAAACGGGCTTTCTTTGCGCCTTTTTCGTCAGGAGAGTCAGCCATAGCAAGACGACGAAACTCAGACGTCACAAATTTGCGTGCGGATTTCTCCATGAACAGCAACAAGTGGTGATGCGGTGTGCCGTCTTGGTGAGGCTCGACAATGCGCATCCCGTAAACCTTGATTTTGCTCTTATCAATCGACTTACGAAGATTCGCCCAAACGCCCATTAGGTAAGCGTGAGCTGCTTTCGCGTCAGGCTTGCCAGCCTCAAGCCATTTAGGGTTGATGTCCCCCTTAGAAACAGAGTGAAAACGAGACGGAGCTGTTACCGTGAAGAACACCGCATCGTGACTCGATTCTTGAGCGATTTCCTCAAAGCCACGCAGACGAACGAACATTTCAGCGCGGCGAATCTCAGCGTTAGAAACCGACTTAGCGGATAACTCACTGAGTGTGAAGTAGTTAGACGGGTCAGCCTCATCGTAAGCAATCGTATTTTCTAGCGCGATGCGGTTAGACGTATTGCGATCACGTTGACGGCTTAGAGAAAAATCCGAGCAGTAAACTTGCTTACGGCGTTGAACAAGCGCTAAATCACGCGCAACACATTCAACCTCGTAAGCACATTTACGGCGCAGTTGACGAACAAGCCAATGCTCATCAAGGGCACGGTTCACCAATGCGAAAAGTTCACAGTTGTTTTCTGCGTATTGAATTTGCTCAGGTGAGAATGCCAAGCCTAATGAATCGAGAAGCTGACACGCTTTATCAAAAGGTGCTTGTGATTCTTCAAGCGGAATTGCACTTAACACACGAGAAAACTCGCGTGATTTGCGCTTGGCTAGATTGGTAATTTGCTCATCCGACATCGCGTAGCTGTAGCCGTGCTCAGTCAAGCGGTCGTGAGCGTCGTTAACTGCGCGAACGGCTTCCAAAGCGTTGCGTGTTTTCAGAATATCGGTGTAAGCGCGTGTCATGTGTCGAGCGAAGTCGCCGTTACGGTGTAATGATTTCGGCAAATCCAAACAAGGGTTAGAAGTAGGGCGCTCAATAAAATCTGACAGGTCGCGTGAGTAGATTGACGTACTCATTGCCGATTTCACCGCCGACGGAATGAAATCCTCAGGCGTTGTGAATCTGTGGTCGACGTACTCAAAACGATGATCGAATAAGTTGTCAGGAATATGCTCACATGAAGCCCAAGAATGGACAGGAACAAAATCAATCCATTCCTGTTTGCCGGACGCTAAATCAATAACAAGTTCACGCATCGGTTACGCCTTAAAATCCGTGACGCGGTCACACTTTTGATTGTTTTGGTATTCAATCTTTGAGTTAACGGCATGAATCAATCGACGAGTCATTTCACAATCGGCCAGGGCTCGGTGTGCGATTAAGTCGGACACATCAACATGCTGTTGGGCGCAGGCATTAGTAAGAGATTGCCACTTGTAGTCCTCATGATATTCATTCCAAACACCGTAAAACTCTGCGTACCAAAGCATTGCGCACTGAGGAACACAGAACTTGAAAAACAAATCGTGAACGGATTGAACGTAAGCGGCGTTACAGTGCTTATCCAAAGACTGGATAATTAAGCGTGTATCAAAATCTGAGTTGTAGATGATAATGGGACGACCGTTAAGAAGTGGAAGAAAACGGTTGGAGAACATCAGATGAAAGTCGGGCGCGTCTTTAACGTCTTCATTGGTGATGCCATGAATAGCTGTAGCTTCAGCAGGAATCGAACACGTTGGTTTAACAAGTTCATTAACGATAACTTTGCCGGAATCAGCACAGATAGCAGTGAACTCAACAATTTCTGCGTCAGCTCCTAAGCCAGTAGTTTCTGTATCGATAATGATCGCATTTTCAGTAGGAAGTTTTTTCATAGCAACACCTTGACTGTTTAGAGTGACCACCAAGGCCAGACGAGAGCGTCAAGGGCAAGCGCCCGAACCAAGGTAGTCAAATTCCGATTTAACGGAATCCTAATTCCGAATTTCCGGAAGTTCAAGATACGAAAAATCGGAACAGATGAGCTAGAATGTTGGAAACGGAGGAATTTAGATGTATCAAAGTGAACTGTTAGATGCCTACAAAAAGGCTCAAAATTACGTACAAGACAAACAAATAGCAGCTGATTTGAATGTGCAAGCGTCTAGAATTAGTGAAATGCGCAAAGGAAAGCGCTATATCTCTGATTCAGAAGCAGTTTTTCTGGCGAAAGCATCAGGAATAGACCCAGAGATTGCATTGTTAGGTTGTCACGCTGATCGCAACGAGAATCCAGAGATTCGCGGCATGTGGGAAAACATAGCAAAAAAGTATAACGGGCTTGGATTAGCAGGAATTTCAATGGCTTGTGGTGGCTTAGCTATGGTGATTTCGAGTCCGTCAGAATCATTACTACAGTGCGCATTATGTGTGATGTGGTAAAACCGCCAGTTAAAAAAACTAAGCGGCGGAGATTTGATGTAAGGCGTTGATTAGGCGGGGGTTTTTGTACTTGTCGTCAATGAGTCCACTGACGACACATTGATCCTCTAAATTTAACATATCAGCGATTTTGAACGCGACTTCCCAATCCATTGAGTTTTGTTCTTTCCGCCAACGATACAAACGACTGTGGTTAACGTCTAGTTTTTGCGCCAATTGGTACTCTGACGTCAGTTTGTACTTGGTTTTAACCGCATCCAACAGTTCATTTGTGTAGTTCA